CCACGGTGTCCCATGTATAGCCTTTCTTGTCAAGAAGTTTTTTCGCTCCAATAATACCAACACCCTTAGCTCCTGAGTAGCCATCAGCAGGGTCACCCGCTAGGGACTGAACTAGATGAAACCTACGGGCGTCTTCGGCTGACGTGGTTTTCATCTCCTCCTTGAGTGGGTTATACCAAGTAACGGGAAGGGTCTCAAAGTCCTTGTCCCCTGAAACCGCAATGGTGTTCTCAGGGTCTTGGGTAGCCAGAATACCAATCCAATCGTCAGCCTCTAGGTTAGGTTCCGATACCCCACCGTAGGTCTCCGTGACCCACCCAATGAGCCACTTGAGTCCGACAGGCTTGCGCTTGCCTTTCCGGTTCGCCTTGTAGTCAGCCCACAGGTCGTAGCGGTAGTTGGTGGAGGTAGAGAAGACAGGGACAATGTCGTCAGAGTCCAGCGTCACCGCTAGGTTGTCTAGGAACGTCCCCACCTCACGTTTCATGTCGCTCTCCTTGGACATGAGGGTCCAAGTGTCTTCGTCCCATTTGGTCTCCCGCTCACAGGAGAAGGCTACCCGGTAGGCGAGCATATCCGCATCTAGTAGTATTCGCGTTTTCATGTTAGTGCGTCTCCTTCCAGTTCTTGCCAACCTTGTATTCGCCGTCTAGTGGACAACGAACTCCTAAAGCTTCACCCGCTTTCGTTATGCTGTCAACGAACAACTTACCCAGCTCGTCCGCCTTATCGGCGTCACAGGAGAACTGGACTTCGTCGTGGACGTTGCCGTGCATTTCGTAGTCGTCGTCGTTCGCGCTCTCAGCAAACAACACCAACGACTTCTTCATAATAATGGCGGCGGCTGACTGACACAGTAGGTTGAGTGCTGAGAAAGCCTTTCGAGCAGGAAGCACCCGTCCGTCCAGAGCGACTATGGTAGAGCTACGCTTAACCACTTGGTCTATGGCTTTCATCAGGGAACCTACCGCTGGTATCTTCCTTAGGAACTGCTCCTTCAGAGCCCGTCCCTCTCGCTCACCGCCTTCAACAATCTCACCAATAGCTTTGTCTCCCGCCCCATAGAGCCACATGTAAATGAACTTCTTAGCCTCGTCCCTAGTGGTTAGACCAGCAGCCTCTTGGTTGGCGGTGTGGATGTCACCTTCAACAATCGTCTTAGCGTAGGCCCCTTTGTCCCACTTCGAGAGGTAGTGAGCTAGGACTCGTAGCTCAATGCCAGAGGCGTCAGCGCCCACCAGAACTTTGTTGTCTGGAGCCTTGAACAACTCCCTACACTCGGAACCATAAGGAGCCCGAGAGGCAGGGATTTGTCCCAAGTTTGGCTTAGAGTGTGAGCACCTACCAGAGTAAGCCCCTAGCGTGTCCACATTGCCGTGAATGCGTCCTTTGCGAGTCATGGTCATCCAAGAGTTCTTACCCTCAGCGAGAGCCCCTAGGCGCTTCTGAACGAGAAGATACTCCAGAAGCTTGAGCGCTGCTGGTGTTCCAATCTCAGTGAGGACCGCCTCGTTGATGGCTGGTCGCTTACCTTCGTAGGCGGCTGGCTTCCATCCCTGCTTCATAAGGCGGGCTGCGATTTGGTCACGCGAGCCGGGATTGAATGGTGTGGTCTTGGTCTTGTTGCCTTTTCGCTGGGCGTTGTTGGCTAGTGATTGCTTAAGACCAGCGTCTTTCAGCACCGTCTTAAGGGCGGTCTTGGTGAGAGCTTCATAGGTTTTCCCCTCGGCTTCAATAGACCATCCAATGGGTGACTTGGTCTCCACCACAGTAGGCTCGAAAAGCTCTTGCAGTTCTGAGCTTAGGTCTACCCGGCGGGTCATAAGCTTTGCGGCAAGGAGCGCAGCCTTAGCCTCGTCAAACGGGAACCCATTCCGAACTTGCTTGTGTATCTCCTGAGCGAATTGGTGTTCCAGCATTATAGCTTCCTTGCTAGGGGCAAGTTTAATGAGGTGTTCGTAAAGCCTCGCCGTGACCCTGACGTCCTGCTCACAGTAATCCTGCATCTCCTGCGACCAAGTCGTCCAGTCTTCGGACTCGCCGTGGCTGTCCTTGTGTATACCCAAGCGCATGCCCCAACACTTCAGAGAGTGACTCCCTGCGTATCGAGTCACAACCGCCTGTTCCTTGAAGTCGTGGTTCTTGAGGTCAGGGTAGACGCACTTGGCCATGACCTGAGTGTCTGCAACGAACGGAGGGTCATGCGAGAGGAAGCCTTCCTTGTCCATCTTCAGCAGAGCGGGCCAATCGAACCTGATTGAGTTATGCCCGATGACTACGTCGGCGTCTCCAATCACAGACATGGCGGTCTCAAGAGAGCCGGGTGTCTGACTA